TTCAAAGCCAAAACCACTAACTGTTGTGCTGCCTCCTGTTCCCGTATAACTACCAAACTTGCTGAATCCTGCAACCTCTGCAAAGCAGTAGGCTATAAAAGGAACATTTGCGGTAAAATACCATTGAGAATTTCCAACACTTACAACTGAATCTGTTGATGACCATTTATCTGCGCCATAAGCCGTAATGGCTGCATCAGAACTATTTAACTTTAAAGCAACATCAAATCCATTTGCAATAACACTTGTATAAGTGTACCACTCGCCTACTTGACTTGTGAATTTTGTAATTACTAATTTAGGAGCAGAATCTAATCCGTGTCCAAAATTTAAGTAACCACTTCCATTTGATTTTGTAGAAACAATACTAAACCCAGCAGCAGGATTTGCACTAACAACAGAAGGAATACTACCGTTACTGTTTATAGCAGGTAATTCTGCTCCTTTCCAGTTCCAAGCTACATAATTTTCAGTACCAACTCCATTTACTATTGAATTGCCACTTAAACTAAATCCATCAATATCAAAAGAAGGTAAATACGCACTTCCTCCACCATCATATTCAGCGTTTGTTAAATTACTTATTAATACTTTATCAGCACCCCTAACAGAATCAAAAAGGTTGTGATAATCAGCAGAGTCAGTACGACCTTTTATCCACACAAAATCAGGCTGAAAACCAACGTCTGTTATTGATTGAGGGGCTCCTGTACCATCATAAACAACAGTATTAAAACTATCTTCTAAAGAAGGTTCTACTGTAGTAGGGTCAGCAGCAAATGCCATATAGATGTATTCGCCGCCGCTTGCGTTATAATCGCCTGTATTCTGTATTGGTTCAAATCCATTCTCGTAAAAATTCATAGGATAAAATCCACTTGTACTTCCAGTATCTTCTTGAGCAGATGTATTTGCATATAAAGAACTGTTTTTTGGATTTGTTAAGTTTCTTTTATTATCTAACATTACCCAAACCCCTGTACCGTCAGTTCTCTTAACCATTACAAAAGCAGGCTCAAATCCTGTTACAACAGTATTACCACTTGCGCCTGTACCAACATACGAACCAAAAGAAGAAAAGCCTTCCACTTCTGCGAAACAGTAGGCTAACCACCTAAAAGATGTTCCAGTCCAATTTGCTCCAAATGTATCATCTTCTTTAACCCAAGTTAAATCAGAATTTTGAGCAGCATTACTTGAAAGTATTAATGACTTTGTGTTATCTTCTGGGTGTGATACATACCATAAATTTGAAGCCCTATCTAAAGTCCTTGCCATTATTATTTTAGGCGATTGTCCTAAACCGTGACCAACTGTTTGACCTGTAGCAAAACTATCTGTCCAAGTAACAATACTAAACCCTGCCTCTACATTAGCAGATACTTGACTTGTTATTGTACCGTTTGTGTTTTCTACTGCTTCACCTCCTGCTTTAAAGTTCCAAGCAACGTATTCTTTGCCTGTATTATAATTAAAATAACTATTGTCAGAAGTTCCTGCATTACCAGTAAATCCATCAATATCAAAAGAACCTAAATAACCATATTGAGAAGCATCTGTAGCAAGTGAACTTTCTGAATTTGTAAGATTTGACGATAGCATATGAGAAGAACCAGCACCTCTTACGGAATCATATAACGTATGAGAATAAGCGTCTGTTCTTGCTTTAGCCCAAACTAAATCTGGTTGAAAACCTACTCCTGTAATAGAAATATCTGTATCACCTGTTGAAGTCCAAGTAACAGTGTTAAAATGCTCACTTGGTACAATAGTAGGTGTACAATATTCTTCTGTGTATAACGCTTCTACTTCGTAAGGTCTTAATGCTCTGCTAAATATTCTTACTTGGTCTATTGAGTTATTAAAATGATAAACTCCTAATGTTGCATTATACCATTCTCCTATTGATAGATATGGTGTGGTATTATATGTAGCTGATTTTGTTGCTGATGTAAATAGCTGCCCATCTATATATATATTAAAAGTATTAATTGCATCCCAAGTCAAAGTAAACATATGCCATCCATTTGACAAATTAGGCAGTGTCCCAAGATTTACATCGTGAGAAGCAGAATATCCTTGCACATAGAATTGACCTGACGATTGGTTAAACCATAGCCCCATACTCCTGCCTGCAACCCCCCATTCTCCTGTGCTAAATATAGCTCCTTCTGTTGAGCCATTTGTATAAACCCAACCATTATAAGACCTTGCGGCATTACCTGTTATAGCATTAAAAGAAGAATTTAATATTAAACTTGTACTCCCATTAAACACCCCTGCTTGACCAAACTGTCCTGCACCATAAGTAACATTTGAAGCAGTACCATCATAGTTTCCACTAACATCAGTAGCATCGCCATTTAATTGATATAAAGCAACACCACCACCATCAGGAAACGGGTTGTAATTATCTACTGTATTAGTACAAGCACCGCCACCGCCTGCATCATTACTTTTTATTAGTCTATTATTCATACTATTCAGTTAATGGTTCAACTTCATCTAAACTTGGCTGCGGATAAAATGCGTGCGTGTATCTTAGTACTTCTTCTACTGTTGTTAATGCGTTAATTTCTGTTTCAAATGTATCTGACTTTGTTACTATGTCAAGTCTTTCGTCTGCTATTTCTTGTGGTATTTCTACTGCTCTTTCAGCAAGTCTTGTTACATACCAATCAGTAGGGCTTAATAATTTACCAGCTTCTGTTTTAATAGCTGAAATCTTGCTTGCTTTTAACTCTGCAATATCATAGTTAGGTTTTGTTTCAATAACATTTCCTTCCTCGTCTAATACATCGTGAGTACCCTCTAAGTCAATAGCAACTACTTTATAAGTAAATGCTTTTTTCTTTTTATCAAAGAACATAGCAGAAAGCCTTTCACTAATCTTGTCATATTGCGGTGTAACTACATCGTAGAAACCAAACTCTGTAGGGTCAGCTACTTTTCTAAAGTTTAAGTGTAAACCACTTTCGTCCTCCCATACATTAGGAAGCCTTCTAAATGTTTTAATATTTCCGTTAATTTCTTTTGCTTTCATATCTACTTTTTTATTGTGCTTTAGAAACAGACAGCCAATAATCTCCATTGGCTACTGCTACGATTTGTATTAAGTTGGAAACAGTACCGTCATAAGTACCCGCTATTTGTTTGGTTCCTACGGGAAAAGAAGGTACGAAAGAACCTGTTACTATTAAATCTTTTACCATCCCAATATTAGCGTTGCTAAATGAAAAAGCGGTATCAGCCGTCATCGTAGCAGTAAATATTTGTTTAGAAGCAAAGTCTAAAGTTGCCGTTCCGCTTACATTTCCTTGTGCATCTGTTGTTGTAAATTCAGCTCCTAATTTAGCATAACTAATTACATCGTCTGCTATAGTTAATGCGGTTGCTCCTGTTACATCCCCTGTATGGGTTGCATTAGGTGCAGAGTTAGTTAATGTGAAACTTGGATATGTTCCACTAACTGCAATATCTCCGCCATCTGCTAAAGATACTGTTTGGTCTGGTGCGGTATTTGTAACCGTTACATCACCTGTTGCTGAACTTACAGAAACCCCTGTTCCAGCTACTATTGAATTTACTTCGCCTTGACTTTCGTCTGTGTAAAGTTCTGTAAAGTTAGATTGCACCTTTGTGAACGCATCAAACAAGGTGTCTCCTTGTCCTTGATTCGCTGGGCCAATATTAATGTCTTGTTGTGCCATTTATTTGTTTTTTATCTGTTAAAGTTGTGTTCTATCTGTTGTTAAATATGTTGTGTCTGTTCTATAAGCCGTTGAGTCTACTGATATTCTGAATGTAACCCAACAAGTTGGAGATGCTATGTCGTTTATTGCGTTAGTACTCCATAAAGTATCGGCTCCAAAAGAGCCGTCTTGTTCCATTTCACAATATATCTTTCCCCAATTTATTATGTTTGACATTCTTTTCTATTTGTTTTAAGTAAGCTTCTAACTTTATTATATTACTCTTTTTAGGCTTATATGTTTTAATTTCCTTTTTCTCCATTACAGAACCCAAGAATGAAAGTTTACATCACGATCTGGATACATTTCACCATTAGTAGATTCGTTATATTCAGGATAATCCTGGCTATAGAATCCCATATAGTCCACAAACCTACGAGTATAAAACTCTGCGGTTTCTGTTACCCTATTCAACATAGAGTTTAACTCTTCAACAGATATAGTCTCAGCATTTTCACTTCTATGTTTAAATACACCACCATTACTAACTTGATACATAGCAAAGGGCAAATAAGCACTTTGCGTAAACCAAACAAGCATAGGTTTGATGTATATATCAATCAAATTCTTATACTTAAGGTTCCCAGCATCATTAATCTCATTAGATATTACTAAAGCTTGCAACTTGTTGTATAATTTACCTCCTAAGTAATTCTGTATGTGAGTATCTTGTGCTACTTCAATAAATTGTATTAATTTATCAGCATCAACATTCCCATCAATGATTGATTTTCTTTTTAAGTCGTTTATTGTTATAAAAAGTGCCTTTTCTGCCATATTTACTTAGTTTTAGGATATGCACCTCTATTCGGCATATCAGTAGGTCTTACTGGTACTTCTTTAGGGTTTGTAGGCTCGTTAAAACCATCTTTTACAGCATCTGATGCTTCTACTTCCGTATCAGCACTTACTTTCTTCTTGTAAACCCTTCTTTCCCAGAAATGGTGGCAATTTACACCGCCCTTGAATTTAAATAGGCTGTAATTTGCTCCATTATGACCTAATTCTTTGTTTAATCCTCTGAACGACATCTGTGAGATGTCTTCCTTTCTGAACACTATCTCCTTCTTAGTTAAAGACTCTAATTGCTTACAGAACTTTCGGCTATTTGCAGACTCTCTAAGAGGCCCGTAGCTATATCTAATCTTATACCCCGAATTGTCTTGAGAAGAGCGTGCAGATGCCTTAGAATCGCTCTCTGTGACTGCTAATGCTGTTAAATCAAACTCTTCATTGTCGTTAGTCACTTCTTCAGAGTGTACAAGCTCCCAATCAGAGCTAATTACCTCGCCCATCTCTTCTAACTGAGCATATAAATCATCACCCTCATCATCAGAAAAGTCTAATTTAGCCTGGGAAGATAATTTCTCCCCAGTCTCTTCTTCTTTTCTAACTTTAGTGGATATATTTTCTAACTCTGTAAACTCTATTGGTTGTAATGTTACGAAGTATAGGTTTAAGAAGATGCTATTGAAATTAAGTATCTCTTCCAAGCCATCTAAAATGGCTTGTTGGAATGGTCTAATAACAATGTTATCCATAAGGATAGAAGCAGTTCTTAATTCTTCTGCGTTATTACCAAAACCAGTATTATCTTTAATACCTAAAAGTATTGGAGATACAATACCGTGACCAAGCATTATCTTCTCTCTACTCTCATCAGCTAAGAACTGATACTGAGCGTGAGCATCTGGCAAATGTATTGGCTCTAAGTCAGCCTTTGTTTCAGCAGACTCATTGAAGGTAAGAATAAACTTACCAGCATTAGAAGAGCCACTAAACTTATCCATTATCTTTCTTTCAATTAACTCTTGAGTTTCCTCATTAGGAACACCATTATTGAAGTTAATTAGTAAAGATGGCTGTAAGCCATTCTTTATGTTGTTTATGTGGTAGTTTGATACTTCTTCTTCAAGTGAGCAGTACTGAAGACAGCCATTGTAATCTACAGGAGCATAGTAATAGAATCCAGATCTGTAAGGCTTAAATACATAAAGCTCTATTTGGTCTGATTTACTTCCGCACCCAAAAGTAGGTATTCTTTTAGGGTTATCAGAAGGCTTTATATCAGCCCACTTAGGATGATAGTAGTAAGCACTAATCTTTCCATCTTTAGCCTTCTCAGCTCTCAATGTTTCCATTGGGAAGTGTAGTACTTTTACTATACTTGTTTTTTGTTTGTTATACACTACTTGAATTGCAGCTTGACCAAGCATCTTGTAGTCATTAGCGACCCTCTTAATCTCTCTTGATTTAAGAAGCATCTTCATTTTAGTATACATCTCTGGCTTGATTGCAGAGTCCGTGGCTTCAAGGCCACGGCCATATATCATATCAACAATACCATTAATACAACGAGCATTGGTAGGACTACCTAAATACTTGTCTATTAAGCTATCAAAGTAGTCATTATCTTCGCCATATTGAACCCAATCTTTACCATAAACCTCCTTAACAGTTGGTGTTTGGTATCCAGATAAGTTTACGATCCTTGTAGAACCTTGCACTTTCTGTTTTGGCTGTATTGTTACGTTTCTGTGTTTCATATTATAATACTATATATTCATCATCACCATTACCAACGTATTCATTGTATTTGTTAGTATTTATAGTGTGAACAATCTCGTCATCAGTTTGGCTTGTTACATAAGCCTTATCTCTGTAAAATAAAGAGCCTCCTCTTGTAAACTCTAAATAATATGCGTTTTCCTCAGATAGTATACTAAATGCAATATCCATATATACAAAATTACTATTGCTATCTGGAATTGTCGCTTCAATATCTGTAATAGTCTCAGAATTGTTTGTGCCATCCTCTGTTATTGTCAAACTAACATTAGTAAATGATGCAGCTACAGTTGGAAATTCCCTTGGAATAACTGCAATTGTTTGAGCATCTGTACTTGGTAGTAATCTTATCATAATATGATAACTGAAAAGTATGTTTTTTGTTTTAAATAGAAAAGGGAGGGCTTTCGCCCTCCCCCCTTCTGTGTTTAAGAGTACTGTGTTTAAGAACCAGCTACTACAGTAAATCCAACTGCTGTAGGAGTATCTCCTAAGAAGTTAGCAGGAACTCTTTCCATTCCTGTCAATGTAAGTGTGTATCCACTTAATTCATTCATTGCACCACCAGTAACGATAGTACCTCCAGTTACATCCATTCCGTGTTCTAATCCAGCTAAGAAGTAGTTTCCGTTGTAATCTTCAACGATAACTTGTGGTCTTCCGTAAGCTAATAATTTTAACTCGTTGTGGTCAGCTATAGATAGCTTCTTTAGAGTAATTTCTAATACTTGCTCAAAAGCAGTAGTACCAGTAGCTCTATCTGATTGGATGTTTTGTGTGAATGTTGAAGTTCCTTTAATGTCATATTTATATGCACTTGGAGTTCCAGCAATCGCATCAATAACATCAGTATTGGTAACATCATAAGTGATGGCACCTAAGTCCCCGAAGTTTACAAAGTAAATAGCGTTTAAACCACCTACTGAATCTTTACAAGGCTCAATTCTTCCTAATGATAAATCGCAGGCCATATGTTTTTATATTTTATAGATTAATTAAAAAAAGGGTAGGCAGGCTTTACGGCTTACCTACCCTTTTGTTTTTATTTAAGTGTTACTTATGCAGGAGTATAAAGAACGATGTCAGAACCGATTCCGTATTGTACACCAGCTGTCAGCCTCATTACGATTCTCACATTCTGAGATCCGTCAATATCCGCCATATCAATAACTTTTACTTCGTTGTGGTCAGATAATAAACCTGTACCAAAGTATAAGTTAGATTTTTCAGCAGCTACGATGTAGTTGCTTCCAAGTCCGTTAGCAACAAAGATTTTAACTCCGTCAAAAGAAAGAGAACCGTTGTTCCACCATTGAGTACCTTGTGCGTTTGTACCAGCAGCACCTAATCCAGAAGCTCCGAATCCACCTAATGCTCTAACGTAAGCTCTTGCTACGTTTTGAGATACATATAAGTATAAATCTTCTTTTCCGTATAATGTAGCAGGAATAGCATCAACAACTTTTCCTAACTCAGCAATTACGTTAGCAGCAGTAACAGTAGTACCTACTACGTCAGTTACATCTCCGTCAGCAGTCATTAAAGTTACTAATCCGTCAAACTCACCAGCAGTAGCGTTAGTACCAGACCAGATGTTAGTTTCGTTCTTTTGTGCTACTTTAGCAGCAACGTGAGCGATTAAGAAATCAGCAAATGATGGAGGTAAGCTATCAAAAGCAGAAACTCCCATTTGTACAGCCTCCCAGTCAGAACGGAAGTCTTTCTTACATAATTGTAAGTTAACTTGGAACTCCTCTGGTTGGATGATTCTTTCAGTTAATGTAACAGTTGATGTTGGATCAAAGTCACAAGTTGCGTTTTTAAGTACATCGTCAGTAGCAATCTTTTTGATTACTTCTTTGTACTTGATGTTTGGTTTTACTTCAATTCCACCATTTTCAATGGTAGAAGCAGATAATAATGCAGCAGAAATATATTTTCCAGCAAATTCACCTGCGTAAGTAGTAGTGATAGATGTGTTAGTTGGCATTGTTTTATTGTTTAGAGATTTTTGATAATACTAAGTCAAATGTAGTAGCGGCTCTTTTTTGAGCATACAAGTTTAAATTTCTTGAACCAACCACTTCCTCTGGAGAGTGAGTTAATTCTTTTACTTCTTCTTGAGCAGATAACTCAGTAGCATCAGCTAACTCAGCAGGAGCATCTTTAGGCTCCTCCGTACTCATAGATTCCATAATTTGGTCATACATAGCTTTCATTTCAGCCATTGCTTGAGCCAACTCTTCTTTAGTAGCATACTTGTCTTCGCTTTCAACAGCATCTTCTACGATGTCTTCAGCTGCATCAACAACTGGCTCTTCAGCTAAAACCTCTTGCTCCTGCTCGGATAAAACTACTTCTTCTTGAACCTCAATAGCTTCAGTAGCTACTTCTTCTGGCTTAGAAAGCAGAATCTCCTTGAATTTGTCAACGATTTCTTTTGCGTTCATATTAATTGGGTTATTTATTTACTAAATATGTTATGATAACTGAAATACAACGAACTGTTATATTTTTAACTATCCGTTGCTTCTTGTGATGACTCTTACTCCGTCATCTTTCTTAATTTCTTGTACTTCTACTTTTTCAATCAGAGGCTTAGGAGCCTCTTCTTTCTTTGATTTACTTTTCTTGCTTTTAAACATTATTCTGATATTTTAGTTATACTTCCTATTCCTTGATTAATCATATTGCCTTTACAGCATTTAGTTGAGTAGGTTCCATTTTTGCAAAGGCATCCTCTCTTGGATGACTTTGGGCTTGTTCTACTTGGAGTAGCTTTCATTTTATTATGCATACGATTGTGTTTTTTGTATAAAGTATATTATGTCCCATATTTTGGCAGTACCGCCTGATGGCGTAATATTTAACAAAGACCCATTATCTACAAAATTTTGGTCTGCATAGTATTGAAAAACTTGGTGAAATTCGTGTTCTATGTTATTGCCTTTTGGGAAAGCTATATCTACTCCAACCCTTTCGTATGGTGTGCCGTTTTGTGCATCAAGTTGTAATCTTAAATATGTTTGATTAGCATTTAATGCAGAACATTTAAAAGCAACTGTCAATATGTAAACATCGTTTAAGTTATCAGCTGTTATTCTTGTTCCGTTATAGTAGTCTATTCCTGCGTAGCTTCTATAAGTATTAGCGGCATTATTAGGCAAAGATATTTCATTATCTTCCAATAAAATTAATTTATTGGCAGCGGTATATAATCCGTCATCGTATCTTGTCCAACCTAAACCACTACCTATTCCAGATTGTGGGTATATCTTTCTCCAAGCACCATTATAGACTTGCCATATACCACTTTCAGTAGTAACCATAGCTCCTTCTTCTATATTAAAAGTTAATCTTTTAGCATCAGTAGTTTGGTGTGCGTGTACTTTATATGATGTGTTGTTACTCGTCATCCTCTTCTTTATATATTGTTAAACATAAATCTACAAAAGGCAAATACAAAACGTGATCGGTTGTATTTGTCTCGTTATAGTCGTAGCTTCTCACACCAAATAATATGCCTGGGTAAAATCCTATACTAATCTCCCATCCGTTAATCATTATCTATCTTTTTAAGTTTAGATATAGCCCAGTTAACACCTGCACTTCCGCCCCAAGCATCCCACATAATCCCTCCACAACCTTCTGAGTAGGGAACATCTTTGTTTTGTTGATGTCTCTTGAATGATGCCATTCTTGCTATTGTTGAGCGGCTTAGTGGTTGTCTGTTCGCCAGTTGACTGGCTCTCCTCCAACCTACTGATGTCCCACAAGAAGTCCCATTCTCTTCCTTCCATTTTAAAGCTCTTTTAGCGTTGTTTGATGCACTTTCTGGATAATCAGTATATGATTCAAGCTCTTCTCCATAAGAAGCAAGCATAGCGTCCTCTAAGTCGTATAAGGTAGCTATAGCATCTAACTCATCTGATGAGAAGTCTTCTTCTACAGATTCATTTGGGCCGTCTAACTTATCAGCAAAGAAACCTTCTATAGAGAAGCCTTTGACCTTACCCTCTTTCACATAGTTGTTCCAGATGTCATCGTTGTTTACTTTGACAGAAACCATCCAAGTGCCTTTAGGCAAGCTAAGACCATACTTCTTAGATTTATCCATATCAGTATCTTCTATAATCCAAGATTCTACTACGGATAATCCTTGTATGTCTACTTGATGTTCCAATGTTGAATTGTTCTGTTTACCTCTTGATAAAAACAACTCTGAAGCCTTTTTAACAGTATCTTCACTAAAGAAGATGTTGTATTCTTCTTCGCCATTAGTTCTATATATTTGTTTGTTCGGTATAAGAGCTGGCCCCATAAGGATTCTCTTCTCAGCATCTACCTCAGCTAATTGGACTTCGTGCTTCTTTAAAGCAATGAAGTCCTCTTCTATAGCAGGATTCTCAACAACAGATATAGCTTCTATGCCGCTAAACTCGTTTTCCTCGTCTATGTATAATTCAATTGTTTTCATAATATGGTAACTTATTAGTTTACTTTTTGTTTTAATTAACCTAAACTTGCAGAGCCTATAATGTTTCTATCCATCTCTTGAGCAGTAGATACATCTTTAGATACTACATAAGCTTTTACTGGTTGTTGGAATTGTCCTTGTACAGCAGCAGCCAATTGATTACTTGGAGACTGCCCTACTATATTAAAGTCTGGAGCTTGCACTCCTGCACCGCCTCCCGCACCTCCTGCACCAGAACCAGATAATCCAGATTGACTTGAGACAAACTTTTGTTTAGCAATCATAGCTACTTGAGCTAATCCACTACCAATAATAGCCACCATTGATGCTATTCGTTGGAACGTAGAAAGCGCAGGATCTTTTAGAGCTGCTGAAGCGGCTAAATAAGTGTTTATGGTTGCGTTTGCAATACTGGCTGCTTTATTTAGCTTGAACTTCTTTTCTTCTATTTTGTCTTGCTTTTTTCTAAGTTCTTCGTCATTTGCAGCTATTTGGTTTTGTATTTTCTTTCTTTCTTGAGCCGACAAATTCTCATTAGCAAGCCTTTCTTTTAGTTCATTGTTTACTTTGTTTGTCTTATCCTGCTCTAAGTCTATTTCTCTTTGAAACGACGCATCCATTACTCCAAAAACAGCATTTGAAATATCTTGAAAAGCATATATGGCAGCAAGCTTATCTTCCTCCCTTAATTTAGCTACAGCTTTATTTCCATTGTCTTCTACCTCTTCTCTTTTCTTTTGATATGCAGCGAGACCATCCGTAACTTCTTTTGCTCCTTTTGACAACTGTTCTTTAACTGTCTTAACGTCTGTTCCAAATATTTTATTTAAAAATGCTAATCCAGACTCTTCATCAGTAGGTTCTCCTATTTTTTTAAGTTCCTCATTAAGTTCCAAGTTAAAAGACTTCATAATACCCAGAAGAGTATTATTATGTTCTTGAAGCAATACTTGTCTTTTTGCTGCGTATAAATTTCTAACAGCTATAAGTTCAACTTCAGCAAGCCCTTCTTGCTTGGCTTTTTCTTCAGCAGCAGCTCCTTCTATTTCAAGTTCTTTTAGTTTTAAAGCTGTAATTTGATCTAATCTTGATTTTTGTTCTTCTTCAGAACCTCCCTCTATTGACTCAAGAAGTGATATTTGTTCAGACAAGATGCCTTCGTTAATTTCTTTTAAAGCCTTTGCTCTTTTTTCAAGTCCTTTAGTATTTCTTTTTAGGCTGGCTGTATTTTCATCTAATACTGTATTATAATTTGCTTCAGCCTTAGTTAAAGCTTCTGAATAGTTTATTAAATCTTCTTTAATGTTAGAGAGCTCAAGTTCTAAATCTTTTCTTTGAATGTTAAGCTGATAAAGTTCGTTTGCATTGGAAAACTCTCCTTCACGAAGAAAAGCTTCCCTTGCTCTTATTTTCTCTAATTCCTTTCTTACTTTAGCTAAATTCTCTTCTGCATTTTTCTCTTTCTCCTTAAATTCAATTTCTTTCTGAAGTACTATTCTCCTTCTTTCAATTAATTCGTTTTGTACCCTTAAATTGCCATTAAATTCTTTTAAGTCATCAGACATTTTTTTGTCTAACCTTAATAGAGTGTTTTGTATCTGAATCTTTCTTTCTGAGCTTGTATTTGAGTTATCAAGTTCATCATTTAAAAGTTTAATAACCTCTATTTGAAACAACATACTCTTTACTTGAGAATCTATAGCCTGCTCAGCTCTTTTTGTTCTTGTTGAAAAGAATTCAATAGCAGCAACTACTGCTTGAAATGCAAACAAAATCCCAATAGGCCCCATCATAGTCTTCCAAAGACTTGCAATTGCTCCTCTAAAACTTCCAGCTTTTACAACAAGTATTCCAAATAAACTACCTAATTGAGAAAGGTTGTTTGTTACTGCATTTAATCCGTAAGGCAAATCCGACACAAATCTACCAAGTTCTTGTGCTGTTGCACCTGCTATACCAGCGGAACTTGAAGTGTCTTTTAATGCAGAATTTAAACTTCTCGCTTCTTTTGTTACACTTGAAACATTCTTTTCAAGAGCCTGAATGCTTGATTTTAATCCATTAACTTTTAATTCTCCGTTACTGGTATCAAGTTCAATCTTTAAATACTTAATGTTAGTTTCTGCCATTTCCCTTGTATGTGTTACGTTTTATACTTGTTCTCATTTCCTTCAAGCTCTTAGGAGCTTGATACTTTCCTTTTGCAATATCTATGTCCTCATCTCCAACATACCAGTCAGAAGTATTAAGTAGGTCTATTATGTTCTTTATCATATTTTAATTATTTAAGGGCAAAAGAATCCAGGTACAAGAACAACGTCTCCTACGTTTATTGCACTAAATCCCGTGGATCCAATTACTGTATAAGTATTTCCTAAATCATCTTCAACCCGATTATTAAAACTTAAACTTATTTCTTGTATACTCTGATTAGATCTATATCGTAAACTTGTATTTGACCCACATTTATCCAAGTAGTAATAGTCACCAGTAGTATCAGAACAAGGCCCTAAAGTGATTCTTTCTCCATTTAAGAATTGATAAACAATATCGTCTTTCATATAATAGCCTCCTGTCACAGGGCTTCCTACTCCAGAATTTGTGTAATAATACAACCCATCATTACTACTTATGTATAGGTTTATAAAAACTGTAGATTCGCAAACAAAATCAGTACTTGCTGCGAAAACATATGTCTCTGAAGTATAGCTATCACAAGTTGCTACTTGTGTTTTAGCACCATTACTAAATGAGTATATAAAGTTTCCATTAGAATAGTAGCTTCCAGTAAATAATGTTCCAGTACCATCGCCAGCAGTATAATACAATCCATCTTGAGGGTTGTAGTATAGAGTTGCGTTAGTCCCAGAGCAAGAGTCTTGTTGCACAGCAGAGTATTTAAATGTTTGAGCTGAATAAGAAAAGCAGTATCCAGTATCATTCTTAACGCCACCTACAAATGTATAAACATTAGTGCCATTAGAATAAAAAGAACCGTTAACTAAGTTTCCGCTTGCAGAGGCTGAGTCATAGTATAATCCATCAGCACTACTAATGTAAAGAGTTACATTTGAGCCGCTACAAGCAAGTACATCTGTAGCGCCAAATCTAAGTACTTCAGGGGTATAATAAGTATCCTGAGTTATAGTCTTGCTGATGATATTAGATATAGCTGTATTAGATGGGTCATTAACATCAATAGAGAAAGCTCTATAGTAGAAAGTGCCATAAGAAGGCATAGTAATTACAGTTTCACCAGAACACCCAGCAGAAACTGGTGTTCCTCCTCCTGGGAATGCTGGGTCTGTAGACCATTGTATAGTTGAGCTATCACAGCCGCCATAAGTGGTTATGTTAATAGGCACATCTAATCCACTTGTATAGCTTCCAAATGCTATAATAATATTTCTTGGCTGAACAAATGGCTCAACAATCTCGCTAATCAACTCAAGATTACTTCTACCAGACATAAGGTTAGAAGACACTTTGTTTATTGTGTATTGCTTCCCATTTATAACAAACCTATCATTTAGTTTATATTTGTATAGTATTTTTATAGGTAGTAATGCACTAATCTCTAATATTCTACTCTGAGAATCAAATATGTTCTTAATATAATCCTCGTGGTAATTCCTAAATAGCGAGTTCTCATTATAAGAAGGAGTTGTTAATCCAACTGTAAACTCATCATTTTCTGCATCAAAGTTTAATGTCTGTGTTCCATCTGCTTTAACATTACTCGGTCTATTATAATCAGCAAGAGAAACCCTACTGAGTCCATCATCAGCACTTAAATATAATGGCTTACCAGCATCTACACTTGTATTGCAGTTATAGAACAACAATGGACTACCTTTTATAGGCTCTTCATTTTCGCTGACAAAGTAGCCATATTGAATATTAGTGTAAACATCATCGTTGTCATCTAATAACTTCTCGTATATAACTTTTTCAAATGGCAATTGAATTAAGTACTCTGTTCCATCTATATATTTTCCATCTATAACAACATTGAATTCTTCGTGTCCAAATGGATAATCAAATAGCTCGTTAAACTTAACAGCGAGCCTTGTAGAAGGCTCCTTAAACTCATACTTAATATTAGAATACAAATCAAGTCTATTAACAGAAGACGTAGTAACGTCCATATACTCTGTTACATCGTATGTATTGTAGTCTGCATTGTAAAAAGCGTTCAAGTCTTTTACTACAATAACGCTATCTTCAACGTAAGCAGTTAAGTTAAACATCTTAAACAAGCCTATAAGAAAGTCTATTATTTTAATGTTAGGCATCTCTTGAGATACATTAACATAACTTATGGTGCTTACAACGCCAGACTCATCATCTCCTGCTGAGTACTGTCTTTCTTCTACTATTGATGCATTTCTTAGAAACTCTAAGTCTAATGTAGATGTAAACTCTATAGCTGAAAAAGACTTAACTTCAAACTGTAAGAAAGCTTGATTGAAGTTGTTTACTCCAGGTAATATAGTTTCTGATACAGATTGATTACCGCTAAGTCCTTTGTATTCGTATAACACAGACCTTGTGGTCTGATTAGTTACAATGTTAGTTACATTGTTATAAACTACGATGTCGTAAACTTCAGAAGAAGTGGTTTCTATGTTTAATTGAAACGCAGAAGTGTCTGTTCCAAAGTTGGTTTTTATAGCACCAAGCTTTACTGTGTCATTTCCATCTAAATTAAAATAGTCAGTACCTGTTGTTGGGCCATTCCACCCAAGAACAACACCCAGCTCAACCTCATATTTACCTTTAGAGTTTCCTAATTCTCCAGCTTCTCTATTTAACCACAAATACATTTCATTAAACACATCTTCTCCAAAGAAGTCTCTTGAGAATTGCAACTCTGGGTATTGAGCTTCTATAGCTTCAATAATATGAATAGCTCTTATAGCTGGCTTTAAGTCAGATTTAAACAACCCTTCTCCGTTTGAGTCATTACCTAAGTTCCTATAGTTCTCTGGAGTTACATAAGCTCCATTAGAATTATAAATAAATCTTTTATCTGGAGTAATAAGAGGATATATTATAGCCTCGTTATCTGTGCCAACAACAAGACCGCTTTCTAAGCCTTGCTTTACATTAGCATAATTCCAATCGTGATTATAAGCAGTTAGCTTAGTTAAACTATTAAGTCTCTTCTCTCCAAGTATTCTATTTAATGTTACGGTAGACCCAAAGAAAGTAAGCTCGTAAGCATAAGCCTTATTACTTTTCATTAAGACCTTATTAAGTCTAATGGTTCCCTTTCTAAATGGAGTATGGTTTAATTGTATTTCAGAGTCGCTTCTAAATCTTGCATCGTATCCGTCAACTAAAGCATTGTCATAGTAATGCTTAAATATCTTGTTATTTGTTTTAGAAGCTGGGACAGTAAAAGATTGAGAGTAGTCGGTAAATATCTTGGAGATATCTTTTACATCTTGAATAGAAGACGTGAGTTCAACACTCTCGTCTTCAAACATATCAAGCCTTTTATTGTCTATATATATTTGGATAGTCTGCATTTATCTTATGCTGTTTATAGTGTCAAATGAATAGTCAAAGTCTATAGCGTAGTCAATCAGTTTATTGTTAACACTCTTTTTCATCTCTAATGAATCTGTCTTTGGTCTTATAGGATAAACTTTACTGTCTTCGTTAATCCATACATTCTCAGACATAAGGAGTTGTTTAATGACCTCGTTGAATTGCTCGTCTACAAACCCTGTATTAAGTTTAAGAGATTTACTTCCGTTAACATTGAAATCCTTGTTCTGAGGCACGCTTGTACTATAAGATAGTGCTGTAGTACCAAAATTAAGAGTATTAGCCTTAAATGAGTCCTTAGTCACGTTAACTGAATCATCTCGTCTCTTAAAGAAGTATAAGTCTTGTACTACTCCAAACTTATTCATAAATGACACTTTGCTTGGGTCGTACTTACATTCTGTAAGGTAGTTTATGTGAACTATAGTCTCGTTGCCATAAACATCTACAATAATAGCCGTATCTGGGTCACCATAAGCAACTGAAGAGCTTGTGTTGTTATTTGTTTGGCTTTTTAAGTGTGTTAAGTCAGTAGTTATAATTCCAGCATCATTATCAGTTCTATAAGCTGTACTGTCTATAGTTATTGGTGTAACAGTAGTACCATAGCTATTAGATACTAAAAGAGTGCCAGCCTTGTAATAATCTACTTTAAATGTTCCATTAGAACCAGTATACACAGGTATTCTTGCTAAATCACCCTCTTTAACATACATTATGGTATTAGATTGTAATAAACCATAGCTAAGCTGTGGGTTTATTTCATCCTCAAAATATCCATAACCATCAAAAGCAATTCCGTAGCCCTCCTCCACATCAGAAGTAGCGTCATCAAATACTCTTGTTAGTTCCCACTCCACCCAAACATTCTGTTTGATGTTGTCGTAATCTCCATCAAACTGTATATCTATAAAGTCTCTAATGAGTTCAGCTACTTCAAATACCACAATATCATTAGTAGGTAGTTTTTCCTTGTATATCGTATAATTAGGTGTAAGGACAGCTTTCTGTCCGAACACCCCATCATAGACCCATAATTTTAAGTTTGCACTTTGTATGTTTGCCATTTCTATGTTTTTATTGTGGACAACTTAATGTATAATCCCAATATGTTGTTGGATTGCTAATAGGAGCAAAAACCTTAACAGTAGCAGTTGTTGTTGCTGTTGTTTTTTGGAATGTTGCAATTCCCTGTCCAGGTGCTTGTATTGTTTCTGATGGTAGACCTAAGTTTGCTAAAGCTGTATTTAATAGCGTTTGATTATCAGTAGTACCTCTGTATCCAGTATTTATAACCTCTACTCCGTCAAACTCTACTATGAATTTATCTGGTATAAAAGAGGCATTGAAGTTTAAAGTAACAATTCCAGTAGCACTACCAAGATCTACTACATCTACTTGAGGGAATGCTGGCCCACCAGAATATTGAGAACCTGCACCACAAGGAACATCTGCCACAACTGGAGGAGGACAGCTAAATGTAACCTCGTAATCATCATTTACTAAAGGAGCATAAGCTCTTAAAGTAACTAATGTAGGTGTTGCAGTAGTTTTATCTATAGTTATTATAGTATTCTTATTGGAAGGATTGGCTGTGTTAATGTCAGCTGGGTCTATATTTTTAGCTATTAACTCGGCATCATAATCACTTGATCCTATGTAACCAGTATCAGCTTCATTTCCATTCCAATCAGCAACAAACCTAATAGGTACTTGATTACCTGTTATACTTAAAGTAACGACACCTACCTCAGATGTATTAAACTCAAATAAGTTTTCTCCAACATCAGTTCCAGTATTATAAGTTTCACCACAATTAACTGGTATAGTTTGTAGTGGAGCTGTAGGCGGAGTATAAGTTGGAGGGTCTTCGCTGTTAGCTATAATATAAAATGGGCTTCTTGTGTTTATCTTTAGCATTACTTTATTTTTACTATTTCGTCAATCGTTTCTTGAATGTCTCTGCCATAAGCAGCGAATATATTATTTAGCATTTCATCCTTTTGATTTTGATATACAAAATCTATTATGCCAGATCCTGCCCCATTAAATCTTTTTATAGTACCTACATCTTCTATTGAGTCAGCTATATTTTTAGCCATCCAAAACATAGTTTTATCTGTAACCTTAATAAATCTTCCTTTTCCGTCTTTAGGTCTTACGCTTTTAGCTTCAGCCCATTTAATAATACTACTAACTTTTGGTCTTTCTCCTGGCTCGGTACCTTTATCAATCTTTTCTAAAACATTACTTGCAATTATTTCTAACTTATCTCTCGTTGCAATGTAAGCTATACTATTCGCAGTATCTCCAGTAGCATAAGTACCATCAATCTTTAACTGAGCTTTATACTTTTCTACAAGTAAATTCCCATATTTAACTAATTCAGACTGTAAGTTACTTAAGTCCATTAGCAGATACTAATTTCATTAGGCATACTAACAATAATATTCACTCCCCATCCTGCTAACTCATTCTCAAATCTGTCTTTAAATGGAGTGGCTGAAGGTGCTTCAAGCAACTGAAGCCGCTCAGAGAACATATCACCCCTTCTAAGCTGCTCAATTACATCATTAATAACTTGTAACTGACTATTATAAACATCTTGCAGATTATCATTACCATTAATCACATCCTTAGTAGGAGCATCCTTATTATAATCTACAATATCTAAAGCAAGTAATTGAAGTGTGAAATTCATTACTGGGCCATCAAAGGTCACATCTGTTATATTTAAGTGACTTAAAGGAAATATAGTAGTCTTGTTGAGGTCTACTTCACTAATATCCCCATAAGTAACAGTAAACACATTAGGATTCGTCCTTAGACGATCCTTTATCTTATTTACTATGTCGTATACTTGTGTCATTATGTATTTTTATTATATGATTGTTTTATCATCTTAGCTTCTATGTCGTTCTTCTCTTTCTCAAAGCTTAACCACATTAAGCAGGTGTGTAATGGAATCTTGGTGACTGACTCAAGTTTGTGGACATCGCCTCCAGCAAGTCCATATATTGACTGATACCAACCCCATTTTCTTCCAAAGCCT